ACACTACCTTTTACTCTTATATATCCGCCACCAAAAAACCCGTAATCTATTGAAGCGGATACTGAGCCGTTTGCTGACATGAGAATTTACCTGTGTTATTCGCCGCCAGCAGTAATCGTAAATGTAGTAATTGTGATTTGCTGTCCTTGCGCAATATTAGTATTATCTAATTGCATATCGCCACCTGCGCCCGTTGCTGAAACAGTTCCTTGAATATGACAGTTAGCGCCTGAATCATGTACTCTAAAATAACCAGCTGTACCAGCAGCATCTGCTGATAAATCTTGCCAAGTGCCTGAAAGAGCAATTTGACCATTAACTGGAGCGCCGAGCCAATCATTTGGTAATACCATAGTAGCAAGAACAGTACCTGTATTAGCTGCGCCACAATTAGCAGGAACACTTCCCGTATTAATTGTAAGTACTGGATTTTCGCCGATTTCATCTTCAAGACCTTGCAAAGTAGCATTTCTTGCATCGACAGATAATTGAAAGGCCATTTATTTCTCCTTTATTAATTTATTTTCTAATTATTTATAAAAAAAGGGTTGACAACGTTTAGAATCTTTGGTATAATAGGCTTATGCCTTACAAACCATCATAGTGTTCTTCTTTCTATGTCTTCTTCTGATAATTCAGATCCCATCCAAACTTCGATTACTTTAACTGGATCAGATCCGACATTAACAGCGTAATGCCAAGTATTAACAGGAATATCAATACTATCACCAGAATGATAGATCTGAGAAGTTTTAAGACCATCTTCGAATTCTAAATTCATCATAAGATCTCCATCAACGATATGCCAATGTTCAGATCTTTTAAAATGTCTTTGATCTGATAAATTTTTATCTTTTGCAATAGTAAGTTCTTTTACTTTCCAATGACCATTTTGATCTAAATTTCTATAATATCCCCAGTGTCTTTGAGTCTTTGGTTTATCCCATTCTGATAAAATCCAACTTGAAGAGTTCTTTTTATCGTCTCCTCCCACCGCAAATTCAAATGTAATATTATTATCTTCTACATCCATTTCTGGGATATTATCCGATGTACGGTCACCGCCGTTTGCAAATATTAAATGAGCGTCAGGATAATGAGCTCTTACTTGTAGTATAAAGTTTTTTGCTGTATTATCATCATCTAAAAATGTAAACGTTTCATCTACCATTTCTAAATTATTAACAATAGCAAGACGCTCATTCCAAGGCATAAATGCTCTACCTTTTTTACGCTCCAACCACTCATCTGAATTTAATCCAACGACAAGTTTATCACCTAATTTTTTTGCTGCTCTAAAATATGCAATATGACCAGAGTGAATTGGATCAAATCCTCCAGTAACTAAAACTACTTTCATTTATAATTTCTCCATCATATAATCCCAAGCAAAATTAATTCCGTCTTTACCTTTCATTGTGCGAGCATTTTGTACATACATAGGATGAATCCACCAATCTTCATAATTAGATGAATGATCTACTGCAACATCTGGTACTATTAATATATATCCAATATCTTTTAAGATCTTTCTAGATTCTTCTCTAAAATTATTATTCCACCAACAATTATTATGTTGAAACTGTATAATACCAAATTCAAATTTATTAAATGGCATTTTTTGTAAAGTATTAAGAGAAGCGAGCTCAGCATTAATTCTTAAGAAATCTATTTTATTTTCAAAGCAATGAGAATTAAATAATTCATTATAATCTAAATTATTTGCATCTGCAATCATAACACCTGTAGATCTCATTCTTGAATGTTGATGGCACATTCTTTCTGATATATCTATTGATAAACCTTTCCACCCAAATTCTTTTTCAAGTAATAATGTATTATTAAAAAGTTTAGGATGTCCAGAACCAATCTCTACAAATGTTCCATTTCTTTTACCATTAGTAACAGATAATACAAACATATCTTGGAAATGGCGAGAATAATTACTCTCTACATTTTCTATACCATCAAATGGAAATTTATATCTTTCTAATAAATCTGGAGTGAATGGTAAAGTACTTGGATATTTTACTTGATTTAGATAATTATCAACTTCTAATTCTAAATTTTTATCTAATTTATGTTTATATTTTAAATCAAATAATAAATTTTTCGATTCATCTCTACCGTCTGTTTTCCATTTAGCTTTTGCATATAAAAATTTTAATGCTTCTAAACCAGGATAATTTACATCATTATCAATAGAATCGATTTCTTTATTTTCGTAACATTGTATTCCGATTTTAGAATATACTAAACTATTACGCCATTGATTTCTTCTTTCATATAAATCTGAAATAAAATAATATGCTTCAGGTCTATCAGGTAAAGTTTCAATTGCCATTTCTAAAAAACCTAAAACACTTATGTTTCTATTTTCATTTCTTTCATAAATGAAAGCTTGTAATATCATACATTTATATTGAAGCCATTTCTCTTCAAATGTTTTACCTTCTGACATATCAGCAGCACGTAGATAAAAGCCAGCCGCGGCGGCACCTTGTTCTAGCTTATCGTACTCGCGTGCTAATTTATAAATTTTATCTGGATTATCATAATCAAGAACAACGTCATTTAATAATTTCATATTCTTAAATTGCATTATGATCTCCATAATTAACTAGAAATTCATTAAATACTTTCATTGGTAATTTAAGAATAAATGAAGCATTATCTTGCCAACCAAATGAAATTAAAATATCATTATTTCTAATTGTCATACCAGTAACAAATTCAATATTATAATCAGTATTAGTTACATGATCGTAATAAGTTCCCATAAAATGAAATGGTTTAGTTGCATGAATTAAATTCCAATCGTCATCCCAAATAAGAATTCGATGAGCATAATCACCATCTTTTCTACCGAATGGATCTTTTAATAAAGTTGTTTCGTGCACAAATGCCATTCTTTGGTTGTCACCAATTCTAATGACTTGTGAACCACCTCTAAAATCTCTAGGAAATGGCGCCCTTGGAGATTTATCTCTATATGTTTCTGTTGTTGTACCTTCTTCAATATCATATTTTACAATTTGAATAGGATTACACCATTTAACAAAATGATCTTCCATATCATTAATAGGCATCCAATTTTTTTCACAATATGAGCTATCATCGCCTGGAGCTGGAATAGGATTACGAGATACTTCTCTCCATTCTCCATCAATGAAATCAATTTCTGCCATCTCCATACGACCTTTGCCTTTATCATCGTATGCATCTCTACGAACACCACACAAATATAATTTATCATGCCAAGAAAATAAACGACAATCTTCTAAACCAACAAAGTTCCAAGTAGGTTTACCTGTATCAAGAGCCATATTAATACGTTGGGCGTTTTTGACGTTCATATTATCATCTAACTCGCACATTACATTATGTGTAGTAAGAGTTACGTCGTTTTCGGGATGTACGTATACAAGCGGTCCCCACTGATGAGGGAATTTCTTTCCTTCACTATGATAGAGTATATAGTTAATGTGACGGATATTTAGAAGAATCTTCCCTTTGTGTTGGAAGATAGATGGGTTCATAATTCCAGTTTCATTACCTAATACTTCTTTAGGTAGAATAATTGGGTGTAACGTTCCGCCTCTTTTTAAGGCATAGGTCGCCAAACCACCCATATGCATATCATGCATATCACCTCCATAATATAAACATTAATCTAATTCCAGTTAGGAGTAGTAAATGTTGTTTTCTTTTTATCTATTTTATTTTGTAATGTATTATTTATTTTATCTTGCTTAGCACTAATATCAGACATAACCCAATTAAGAACTATATCTTTAGTTAAATCAGCTAATGCAACGAAATCAGATGAAGAAGTAGATTCGGAACTTACTAATGTTTTACCAACATAACTAGCAGTTATTCCATCAGTATCTGTAGCAATTTTTTTCCATTGAATTTCTACTACAGAATTTTCGTTTACTTCTCCGTCTGTATTTGTTTCATCTCTCAATCCAAGTTTTAAGATGTGATACGAATAATTCACGACAGAATCCTTTGTTTAATTTTATTTATAACTTATTCTTAAGAGTCTACTTCAGCTGGATCAGCTTCTGGTGCTGAAGCCCAAGGAAGTGTATCTGGCTCTGTCGTTGCCGTTTCGTCAATTTGTCTTTGAATTTGTGCATCAATGTGTGCTTTATAATCAGCGTCGCCATCAACTACAGCTTGAATCCAACCAATAACATCTGATTCTTGTAAATCTTCAAATGCTACAAAAGCGCCTTCAGATACTTCTGATGCGCTAAATGGTGTTGCGCCAGAAAATTCACCTGAATCACCGTTTTCGTCTGTACCAGTTACTTTCCAATAAGTTTGGCAGACAGCATTAGATAATGTAACACCATCACTGTTTACTTCATCTTTTACTTTAAGATTAGTAACAGAATATGTATATGTAAAAGCCATGTTTTCTTCTCCATGTTTAAGTTATTTACTTCTTTATTTATCTATATTAGAATTTATCATTTATGTTATTTATATGAATTACTCAGTGAACAACTGTAAATCTACAGGAATGCAAATTCTATAATCAGAAAAATAAGGATTTACTGAATGATACAAGAAACTCGGGAAAATAAAAACATCTCCTGTTTCTGGTATATATTCTTCCTTTTCAAATAAATGATAAAAAGGTGGTGGATAACCTCTATTTGCGTTAAATCTTGGATCATGAAAAACAATCGACCCACCAGCATCTGTTACTTCAGCAAGTGGATAAAAAACGGCTGATAAAAGATTACCACGATGATTATGAAAATTCATTCCCGTATTTGTCATTTTTGTTATCCAAGCGTTTGTTCGATAACCTGCAAAATCACTTATAGACTTATTTATAGTTTTCTGTAAATATTCATCAAAACAATTATAAACTACTTTTTTAAATTCTTTAATTGGTTTTGAATCATTATCGAAAAAATTTTTACCAGCTAATTCACCATTCTCTGGTGTATTAAGATCATAATTTGTAAGAATATAGTCTGATAAACCTTCGACATGAAAATGACCAATACTTAATTTAGTTGGCCACAGATTATAAAAATTCATTGATAGATCACTCCTTTCATGATATTATAATTATATATATAATTATCAACAGGTTGTAATGGAAAATTGATGAATTTCTCAGACTTTGAACAATGGCT